GAGACACCTAAGAATCCTGATTTTAAGGTTTCAACCGTGTATTATCAGGTGGAAAACGGTCATGATCGTGATGGATTAGGTTCAGAAGAGAATTATTTCTGGAAAACTGCTAAAGAACGCAAAAATGACCCAGAATTGGGATAAATAATATGAAAAGGAGGCACAAATGGTCGTAAAAGTCGATAAAAGTAGAGAATTTGTCAAAAGTGGCAAAATATTAATCAGTGAATATCCCGCAATTCACCCAAAACCGACAAAAGTATCTAAATCTGAATGAAATCCGAAACAATCTTAAAAATTTACATCCAAGTAACTAAAAAATCCAAAAAATCCATCTATCCACCAGTTCGCAAATCTTATAACGTACATACTTTCGGATGAAAACAGTGAAAAATGCCCATATGGGCGAACATTTGTTAGTTGAGGTATACAATGTACCCTTTGACAAACTTAATGATGCTAAAAAAATTGAACAAGTATGTGAAAGTGCATGTAAAACCGAAGGTTTGCAAGTATTAAACACCTATGTGCATCAATTTGACCCATATGGAGTAACCTGTACTATAACTTTAGGTGAAAGTCACCTCTCATGTCATACTTGGCCTGAAAAAGAGTGTGTTGCTATCGATATTTTCACCTGTGGTAGTAAAAATCCACGATCAGTAGCATGGTGGTTACTAAATTATTTTGATTCTGATGACTATAATATGAATCAGCTAAATAGATAGGTATAAATAGATAAAAATCCATTGTTAAATGGCAACTACCCGAATATCAAGAGCATTTAAGGATATCAGTCTGTCTTTTAAGAGACATCCTGTAACTGGAGATATTGGTGTGCTCAAAAATGCTGATGCAATTAAAAGATCTGTAAGGAATCTTGTTCAAACAATTCCAAATGAAAGATTTTTTAATTCTACGATAGGATCGGAAGTTAGAAATCTCTTATTCAATAATGTTCCGGGATTTGTTGATTTTGGTACTGCATCAATCATTGAAAGTCAAATTAGAAACACTATAGAAAATTATGAATTTAGAGTTACTAATTTAGATGTAAATGTTGATCCAAGACCTGATCAAAACGAATATGAGGTATTTGTTATTTTTGATATCATCGGACAAGGATTTCCTACACAAGAATTTTCATTCATATTAAAAGCAACAAGATAATGCCAGTTACTAAATTTACTAATCTTGACTTTGATCAGATTAAAACACAAATAAAAGACTATTTAAGAGCAAATTCAAACTTTACAGACTTTGATTTTGAAGGATCTAACTTCTCAGTCTTAATTGATACACTGGCTTATAATACATATATCTCTGCGTTCAACTCAAATCTTGTAGTAAACGAGTCTTTTCTTGATTCTGCAACTCTTAGAGAAAATGTAGTATCTCTTGCACGAAATATTGGTTATGTACCTCGTTCAAAGACAGCAGCAAGGGCATCCATATCCTTTTCAGTCACTGCAAACACAACAAGTCCTACAATGACTCTACAACCAGGCCTAGTGTGTGTAGGAAGGCAGAATGATTCAGATATAGTGTTTTCAATCTCAGAAAGCATAGTGGCGAATACGACTGTAACTGCAGGTGTTGGTGTTGCATCTTTTGGGTCAGTGGATTCACCTATTGAGGTATTAGAGGGCACATTCTTAACGTCTCAGTTCGTCGTTGACGGGTCATTAGAGCAGCGATTTATATTGGATAACGGAAACATCGATACATCATCTATCGTTGCTTATGTGGGCACTCCGGGTGTTCTGGGTAAACAGTATAAGATGATTGATAATATAGTTGGAATTAGTTCCATATCAGATACATATTTGATACAAGAAATACAGGATGAAAGATATGAACTTTTATTTGGTGATGGTGTTTTTGGTCGTAAACCTGAAAACGGTGCAGTAATTACAGTTCAATATGTTGTTACATCAGGTTCTGAAGGTAATGGCCCTGAGTTCTTTAACTTTGCAGGTAGTTTTACTGGTGATAATGGACAAGTCATTGTACCTAGTTCCACTCCATCTATAAACACAATTAATCCTGCGTCTAATGGTGGTGACATTGAAAGTATCGACTCTATCAAATATTTTGCACCTAGACTTTATTCATCTCAGTATAGGGCGGTTACAGCAAGGGATTACGAATCAATAGTACAAACAATTTATCCAAATACTGAAAGTGTATCAGTGGTTGGTGGTGAAGAGGTTGACCCACCACAATTTGGAACAGTTCTCATAACAATCAAACCAAAAAATGGTGAATTTGTATCTGATTTTGATAAAACACAAATTCTCAATAAATTAAAAAGTTATTCATTAACAGGTATAAATCAAAAAATAGTAGATCTACAAGTTCTGTATGTTGAAGTTGAGTCATTTATTTACTATGATTCAACAAAAGTGTCAACG